GCGGTGAACCTCGCCTCCCTCGCAACGGCGACGAACACGCTAGCGCGCCGGGCACACGCGGACCCGCTGGCCTACTTCAGGCCGACGCCCCCGCAGCTCGCCTTCCTCTCGAGCAACCATCCGATCCGGCTGCTCCGCGCCGGGAACCAGCTCGGTAAGACGTGGGCGGGCCTCGCCGACTGCATCTATCGATGCCTAGGGTCGCACCCGTACACGCTGGTCAAGGCAGCGCCTATCGAGGCGTGGGTCGTGGTCGTGTCGTGGGAACAGAGCCTGTCGGTACAAGCAAAGCTCTGGCAGCTGCTCCCGAAGGACGCTATCGATCCAGACTGCGAATACACCCCGGGGAGGGGCTTCCGTGGGCGTACACCCGTCGTCCGCTTCCGGAACGGATCGGTCCTTCGCATCCGCACGGTGAACCAAGGCGCCCTCGCGCTGGCTGGCTCCACAATCGATTATGTTTTGCTCGATGAACCTCCACCGATGGACGTCTGGTCGGAGCTTGCAGCACGCGTGCTTCGTCAACGAGGGCGCATCGCGCTCACGCTGACGCCCATCGGGCTCCCCCTCGGGTGGTTGAGGAAGCTGGTCGAGGACGGAGCGGTGCAGGACATGCACTTTCCATTGACCGTCCAGAACACGACGCCGATCGGTGGGCGCCCGCTCCTCGCTCAAGAAGACATCGACAAGCTGACGGCACAGATCCTTCCGCAAGAGGTGGCCCAGCGCATCCACGGCGAGTGGGACAGCGGGTGGGTCGAGGGTCGCGTGTTCAAGATGTTCGACCCGGCGCAGCACGTCCGCGCCGACGTGCCGGCCGGCGAGGCGCTTATCGGCGTGGGCATTGACCACGGCACCGAGGCTGGCGCACAGGTCGCCGTCCTGACGGCGCTGGTCCGCGACGGCGGCGAGGGACACCCGAAGATCTGGGTGCTGGACCAGATCGTTTCGGACGGCATGACCACGCCGGACCAGGACGCCGCGGCGCTCCTCGCTATGCTCAAGCGATGCGGTCTGCGCTGGGAGAACGTCGACCGATGGGTGGGAGACCGCAAGGTGTACGGCAGGCGCAACGGGAGCCTAAAGTCAAACGCGATGCTCATGTCCTCGATGGAGCGCGCGCTCAAGCTCCCCACCGGGAGCCTCCCCTTCCGCATCCACACGGCGTACAAACCTCGTGGGTCGGTCTTCGAAGGCTACCGCGTGCTATCCGCGGCGATGCTCCGCAACGACTTCAGCATCAACCCGCGGTGCCGCGGGCTCATCGACGACCTTCAGAAGTTCGACGGGCGAGAGGCCAGCGAGCATAAGCACAGCATCGACGCCCTGCGCTACACGCTAGAACTGTATACTAGGCGCCTATACCAGCCGACCGCGATAAGGCTGGGCTAACGGGGGGTCCATGTACGCTTATACGAAGATGCCGCAGCCGCCGGCGCCGAGTAACCCCGACGAGGCCGCGCGCTGGGAGCATACCCGGCATCGACGCGCTCTCAAGGAGGGACGCTGGCAGCGACTCCTCGAGGACCGGCTCCAGACTCAACTAGGCAGTGTTCGGCGCATGGCTTTCGGTCTGCCGGCCATGTCTAGCAACCGGTTTGACGAGATCACGACCGAGCTGGCCACGCTCTACGATGCCCCCCCGGACGTTTCCCACAACACGGCGGGTGGAGCGGTCGACGCGCTGTGCGGGTCGAACGGACTGATCGCTCGCGCCGGGCTTTGGCCTCAGATGTCCCGCTTTCAGAGCATGGTGATCGCGCTCCGCGAGATGTGGATGCGGATTGATGTCGAGGACGATCGGCTCATTTATCGGCCGGTGTCGCCCGACATGACCATCGCTGAGGCCGACCCGAGCCGGCCGACCGTCCCCCTGGCTTACGCGGAGATTCGTCTCCGGCACTTCCGCGGCGAAGCGGTATGGCTCTGGGACGTTCTCGACATCCGCGACCCGGCGAACCCTTCGTACACGGTGCGTGTGGCGAAGGACGGCGGCATGGGCGAGGACGTGACCCTCGAGGTGCTCGGCGCCACTTACTCGGGCGAGGCGTACCCGTACCGGCGTGCGGACGGCACCCCGATCCTCCCGGTCGTGCTCTACCACGCGAGCCTCTACGGGGACCGACTGTTCGACGCGTTCCATGGCATCGAGATCTACGAGGGAAGTCTCGACCTCTCGGTGCTGGATACCTACCTCCACCATGTGCTGAGGGATGCATCCTATCCGCAGCGGTGGGCGATCGGCGTGCGTGTGGCCGGCTCCGACATGGTGGACGGCGGCACGCGAGGGCAGCGCGTCGAGGTCGTGACCGACCCGACAACGATCCTGATGCTGGATGCGGCGATGGAGCAACAGCCGCAAGTCGGGCAGTTCCAGGCCGGCGCTGATGTGGAGAAGATCGAGGCCACGATCGCGGCGATCGCACATCGCCTCGCCACTGCGGCGGGGCTCGCTCCGACAGAACTTCAGCGCACGAGCGGCAGCGCAAAGAGCGGCTACGCGATCTCGCTGTCTCAAGATGGCAAGCGCACGGCGCAGCGCAAGTACGTCATGCAGTTCCGCGATGCGGACGAGCGCCTCGTCGCGATCTCGGCGGCGCTCTTCAACCGGGCGACGGGGTCGCAGTTCCCCGAGGGCGGGTACTCGGTCATGTACCGCGAGATCCCGCTCTCGCCCGAGGAGATGCAGAGCCGGCGCACCCACGCGCTCGAGATGATGGAGGCCGGCCTTATGGACAAGGTCGAGGCGCTCCGGCTGTTCGGCAGCATGACCCACGAGGACGCCGTCGCGCGCCTCGAGCAGATCACGCTCGCGAAGGCGGCAGAGGCGCGCATGATGGAGAGCGCGCCGCCGGCCGTTGAAGAAGGAGAAACAGGAGGACGGCCGGCGACGGCCGCACCCGATGTATCCCCTGCTCACGCGGAGGCGATGGACGAAGTCGCCGAGGAACTTGACGCGGCCGAGGAGGCCCTCGCCGCTCTCGACCTGGACGAGGCGAACGCCGCTGTCGTGGCGGCGGTCATCGAGAGCCTCCGCGAGGCCCGCGGCTACCTCGGGCTCGGCCCGAAGGTCGAGGCTCAGGTCGAGATCCACGACGACATGGAAGAGGACGAGGCGACTACCTGATGCCGTTCATTAGCGAGAGGCAGCGCGACTATCTGAAGCGTGAACACCCCGAGGTGTACCGGCGCTTCTTGCGCGACGAGCGCGCTATGGGCTTCGAGCTCCGAGCGCCCGTCGAGGTTGCAGCCGTCGCGAAGCGGGGGCTCGAGAACCGGCGCAAGTACGGCCGAGGCGGGACGCTCGTCGGTGCGCGTCGTGCGTCGCAGCTTGCCGGCCGCGAGGTCGTGAGCATCGAGACGATCAAGCGGATGGTCGCGTACTTCGATCGTCACGAGGTTGACCTCGAGGCGCCGGCCGCTCGACCAGGGCACCCGCAGTATCCGAGCGCCGGTCGCATCGCGTGGGATCTCTGGGGTGGCGCCCCCGGCCGTGCATGGGCGAAGCGTCAACTAGCAGTCTGGGAGCGCGTGCAATCCGCACGCGAGGAGGAAGCATGACCGAGGAAGGAACCATGACCACGACCACGACCACGGCAGAGGCCAGCGACAACGGAGCGGGTGCTCGCATCCGGCAACTCGTCGCTCGCGTGAAGGAGCTCGAGGGGCGCGTGGCCGAGCTGGCGCCGCTCGCCGAGAACGCCGAGAAGTACCGGGCGCAGATCGAGGAGGTCAAGGCAGCGAGCAAGGCCGAGCGTGAGGCGCTCCGCACCGAGCGCGAGATCGCCGCGGCTGGCATCACCGACGCCGAGGGGATTGACGTCGTGCAGACGTTTTACTCCCGCCTCCCGCAGGAGGGGCGCCCTCCCCTCGCGGAGTGGCTCGGCAATAAGGACGGCCTCCCCAAGGCGGTTCGCGCCTACCTCGCGGAGGCCGCTCCCGCCGCATCCGCTGCCCCGACGGCTCCCGTCACGACGGCGATGCCGAAGGTCAACGCCGGCACGGTCACGCAGACGCCGCCGGCAACCACGGCGTGGACGCCCGAGGCGATCATGCGTATGACGCCCGCAGAGTTCAAGGCGAACGCAGCAGCGATCAAGGCAGCGTTCTCGGCCCCTTGACATTCTGTCACGCGTAGGCATACCCTAGCCGTGGGGACACTCCCCACGCGCTCGGGGCAAGCTCCCGTAAAAAGCGACAGGCGCGGCAACCTCGAACCTCTTTAGGAGGCCACTATGGCCAACATCGATTTTGCCGCTCTCGACGGCTACTCCCGCGTCGCCGCGGTCCTCTACCAGTCGATCGTGATGAAGCTCGCCGACACCGGCAGCCTTCGCAACGCGCCCTGCTTCCTCAACGTGGGCAGCGTGAACGGCACTGGCTCCGACTCCATCCAGGTGCCCGTGGTCGGCCTCAACGGTACCGACATCATGAGCGCCCCCGGCGACGGTGTGAGCGTCAGCAACACCTCGATCACGAACTCGGCTGCGACGGTCGTCGTGGCTCGTCAGGCGCTGCGCTACGACCTCCCGGACCTCGCCCGCATCACGAACTCCGTGCCCGGTG